TTATGAAATTCTAAACCAACCAACAACTTTACCGAGTTTAACTGTTCCAGTTGAATCGTAGAGTGAGCCATCCGCCATCCATTGACGTTTCACACGACGAGTGATCCCACCGCCACCAATTTCTAATTGGTCATTGATACCGTTCTTATTATGGTCAGAATATCCATCAATATTCTGTTCCACACCATCAATACTTTTTCCATCAGAATCCGTCACACAGACACCAATATGCCCATATACCATACCATCTGTTTGAATGACATAGAAATCACCTGCTTTAGGATTCACACCCCAAGCGTCGTAGATGACTTGGAAACCATTTGATTTTGCTTTTTTCAAACAGTCAATGGCATTAGTATAGGACATATTCTTGTCCGTCAACTCTTGCACAATTTTATCTACCAAGGCAACACACTGCCCACCGTAAGGGTTAGATGGAACGGTCACCTTTTGACCGACCTTAGATAATGCTGACGCAACCACACGGCTTGCAACACTGGTTGGGATAGCGGTTGTTGTTCTTGAAGCTGCGTTGACCTTTAGAGTTTGACCAACTCTTAAAATATCCGCCTTCTTCAAGCCATTTACCGCAAGAAGGGCATCAACTGTTAAACCAAACTTCCGAGCGATTCCATAATACGTATCGCCTTTCTGTGCTTGATAGGTCTGCTCACTATGGCCTTTGGTTGTTCCTCCTACATCCTGCTCAAGCACCCATGACATTATTCCATCAAGTAGATAAGCTCTCTTACTGTTGGACTGGGGAACATTTTTTACTTGGAGGATTTTGTAGGTGCGCCCCTTGACCCAGTTGGCGATTTTCTGACCAGTCTGATAATGAGTCGCATGAGGCAACACCCTAAGACTATCACCAACAAGATAGATTGATTTTGAAGGAGTTCCTGAACTCCCAACAATTGAACGGGGGGGCTAGGGAACTATTGTCTTGACTTCAACTCCTGTTATTGCTGACACAAGACCTCTCGCAATATCCTCTTTCTTGTTTTCAAAAATCGCCATATCTTGTTCACTATCGATGAAGGCAATCTCCACCAAACGATAGGTATATCCACGACTCGCTGCTTGGTTGGCATTATAGAGCCAATCTACCTTCTTAATACCACGATTTTGAAAGTATCGTGAAAGGAGAGATAGGATAGCCATATCTTCCTTGTCTGCTTCTAAAGAAGATTGAATCAAGACTTCTGTACCCTTGGCACTACCATTAAAGGCATTGAAGTGCAATTCAGTAATTGAGTCGTATCCCTTACCAATACTAGTAATACTCCGATAATCATAAACATTTTGTTCGGTAATAAAATCAATCTGTTGTCCACTGTACTTAGACATTAACTTGGCTAATTCTCGAACCTTTCCTGCTTCTGTGATACCTAGTTTGGCATTCACTGCTCCAGGATCATAGCCTGTTCGCCCTTGCCCATGACCACAAATGACCAGATGTTTTCCCATATCTTCTCACCTCTCGTTGATTTGTTTTAAGATTGCTTGTAGTTTCTCAGGTATTGGTAGACCAATTCGAACGGTATTTTCTAAGATACTTAACCCCTCATTACTGAGATAAAAGAAAATGACCATGGTTCGAATTGTTCCACCCTGCTTGATGATTGCAGTATCAATCATATGACCTAATGAAACTAAAAATAAAATGGCTATCTTTTTAAAGATGCCACGAAAACCGATACTACTAGACAATTGTTTCTCTACAACTGCCGCAAAAATTCCTGTTAGATAGTCAATAATAATGAAGACCAGTAGAGCGTATAGGATACCATCCAACTCTCCAAATAGACTGCCAATCAAGCCTCCAATCATAGAGAATAAAATCTTATTAAGTGTTAACAATTCCTTCATCGGTCACCTCACTTTCTACTGAACCTTCCTGCACAATGGAAGGGTCTGACCAATCTGGTTGACCGTTCTCATCAAACCGCATCAGATAGAAACAATCATGAAACAGATCAGAAAGGTTCAGTGTTAATGTGGTACTGCCCCACTGATTAAATGCCCAAACTGTTTCCGTTGTAACCAACTGCCGCTTTCCATTTTTAATGGCAGGTCGCCTTACTTCTTCAAGATACATGTAAAAATCCTGCTCTGCGGTTTTACAACGTATGAACTCTCCATTCTTACGCATGTAGGCAAGAGCTGTCTCCAAATCAAATGGTTCTGTTACTTTGTCAATATTGAGTAGTGCCATAATCGCTATTCTCCTTTCCCTTCTTCAGGTTTTGTCCGAACTTCTAATAACTCAGTCAATTCCTGTTTTTCTTTACGCAATAGGCTAAGTTCCTCATCCCTTTCCACCAATTGGATGGCAATGAGGTTCTTAGCGGTGATTTCATCAGATAGCTTTGTGACAAGCTCCTGAATAGTTAGTTTTAATGATTGATTGATTTGTTCTAGATTCATCTGTGAACTCCTTTATTTAATCGTATCCCATGTCAAGATGACGTCACCTCGACCAGTGATGTTTACTAAGTGTTTAAAATTGTGATTGAATTGATGAAGTACGTCCTTCAAGCTGACATAGGTTGTACTGTTTCGATAGATGCGGATATCTCCGATATTCAATATTGAACTTGGTCGGTCAGAAGCTTTATAGGCATCAATACTCAGTCGGTTAGGCAACGTTACTATTTCCCAGCCATCTGGATTGGTATAGGGAGCACTAGCTAAACGTACCTTATCACCTACCACATCAATTTGGTCGGTATCTGTACCGTTCCATGCTCGAATTCCTACAAAGCCACCGTCATTGGCATTCCAGTTGTTCCATCGATTGGAACCGATAATGGTTACACCACATGGTTTGCCGTTTGAGGTACCTGTTTCAAATGAAACCCACTGGTGAGGATAACCACTAACCTCACGAGAAATGGATGGAGAGTTTGTAAAGAACTTAATGTTTCCAAGTGACAGATTGATTTTCATGGCTCCGTTGATTGCTGACAAGATTCCACCAGAAATTTTGTTGGCAGATAGGGTTACTGACTGCACTTGGGTTATAAAGGCTGATTTGGCAAACAACTGCTTGAGATAGGCTTCTGTAGCCATAAACTTGGTAAAGAATGCTTGGTCAACCTTTAACTTATCCGCAGTGATTGCTTCTGCTCCAATACGAGCTGCTGAGATGATACCTGTCGTAATCTTGCCTGCATCAAGACTTGCAATCTTACCACTTGAGATGACACCCTCTTGGATATAGGTAGTTCCTGTAATTTGGACGAGTTTTCCATCGATTTTGACTGTGCCATCCTTATTGAGATTGAGCTGACTCAGGACTGTTCCTGCACTGGTTAAATTTCGAACCGACCACGACCCTGCAAGAGTTGAAACTTGAGTTTGAATGGCATTGACGGCAGCCGTTGTCGCTCGACTTGTTTCTAGATTGCCAACTCGTGTCACAATCCCAGTAGCCGTTTGAACAACCTGACTGATTTGATTGGTGTGATCTCCAATTGTTCGAGTGTGACTGCTGACAGTATCCCGCACTTCATGAAAGGCGGTTACAGTCGTAAAGTCATCTAATGACGGTGTCCAATAGTCTGGAAAAATATCACCAGTTGATACCATTAAGGCTCTCACATGGAACTTACCAGTCTTAACCCCATCAACTCTGACTTGAAGTTCAAATCCTTTAGAGTGTTGGTACATCTCTTGAGTGACAGTGGCGGTCAGTTTTATCAAGCGATAGTTGTTACCCGTTGTCAGATTGCTGCTCCACTTATTGTAGAAAGGGTGATACAAATTCCAGTTGGTCCATGTCCAAACATTTTGACTATCCAATATTGGACCTTGAAGTTTCATAGTACGTGTCGTCACCGCAGGGTCAAAGGTAATCTCATCCGCTGAGATATGAACATATAAATGAACTTTTGACCCAACATAAATTCCACTACTATCCCCAAATTGAACTCTCCCTAAAGAGGCTATCCAGTTACTATTGGCATTTATCGTCTGATAAGTCCCCCATCTATCCGAAGTACCAGCTATCAAGTTGCGATGCGAAACTGAGGTAGGGATTCTGCTTTCCGTTTGACTGATTCGCTGGGTAAAACTATCAGAGGTGGTTCTAACCAAATTCTGCACACTAGTTGTCGTCGCATAGGGTTGAAGAGAACTACTGGTTAGATAGCCACGACCTGTAATATTTGAATCGACCTGAGACTTGGTTTGGTAGCCTTTTGAGTTAATGGCTGATTCAACTTGCGTACTTGTTAGTCGTTGTTCAATTTGCCCAGCCTGTGTACGTATAGTGGATTCTGCACTTGCTACTCGACCAGTCAAGTTATTAAAATCCGTCTTTGCGACTTTCTGTGAGATGGCATTATTGGCAATAGTCAGCTCAGACTTGGTCTGACTAATCATTGTCGCATTGCTAGTTGCTTTTGAAAGGGCGGTTTCCGCCGTAGATTTCACACCGTCCACAAAGGTCTTGTCAGCTTTAAGTAAAATGGACTGGGACGTTTGATTAATACTTGTCGTATGATTCTCAACTGTACTCTTGAGATTGTCAAAGTCCATTTTTGAAACTTTACTAGCCACATCACCCAACAATTGCCTGATTTGGGTTTCAGCATTCATCATTTTATTCTCAGTATGAGTAACCTTTGTAGACAGTTGAGTTTGTCCCTCAGCTGTCTGAGTAATTAGCGTTCTGGTTTGGCTAAGATCTGTGATTAAGTCCTCAGGAGCAGGTGACCAGTCTGTAGGCATAGAAGAAAGTTCAAACTTTGGTCTTCCAGCTAAGGCATTCCCTCTGACTTGCACAAAAAGATTGAGCTTTGCTACACTAACAACAGATACACCATCAGGAATACGAACCGTTCGATATATCCGCTCGCGAGGTTGGGTTGCTGAAACAACTTTATAGCAGTTTAGATAGAGAGGATTGCCATTGGATAAAGTCAAGCGTAGCTCGCATCCTATCCTAGACTGTCCTCTTTCATCAGGCGACAGATTTTCCCCCTTGATATCAACGCTGATCGTCACAAACTTCCCTGCCTGAGCATAGTCGATAAAGTCCGAAGCACTATCCAGAAACTTACTCCCAGATGTAATATAAGTATCACTTTTTAGTATGTAATTTCGACCACCAAAATCAACTGGAATCTTAGCTATGGTCTCTCGAATCTCAGTCGTTATCCGATTCCCCAATTGCGAAATAGACGACTCGGCAGTTTCGATTCTCTGTTTTGCTTGGTTAAAATCACTGATTTTTACACGCTGGGAAATTTGGTCTGCTTGCACTTGAATCATGGATTCTGCACCGGTTACTCGACCAGTTAGACTATCTACAACATGCTTACTCGCAAGAAGTTTTATATCCTCCTTGGTTTGCGAGAGATTGGTACTGACAGTTGCCAACTGTCCACTCAACAGTGATTTTGCTACATCAACCAATCGACTAGCTTCAGAGATAGCTTGTGATTTTGCTGTCGCAATCTTTGTCTCTGTCTGACTACGCTCCGTTGAAGTCAATCGGTTAGCTTCATTAATGGCATCAAGCTTGGCTTGTTCTGCTCTCCTGAGGGCTTCAGTCGCCCCAGTTTGAGCCTGTTCTGCCTTCAGTTTGGCTTCTGTGGCTAGGTTGGTGTTTACCCCAGCCTTTGCCAATAAATCACGAGTTGTGCGTTGCTGCTCCTCTTCCTGTTGTCGCATCTGTTGATGAATAGAAGAAAGTTCACTATCAATGCTGGCCTTTAATCGATCCGCATAGACCTCCCCATGACTTTGAGCCTGTTCGATAGCGTTATCGATGGCTACTTGACGTTTCTCAAATTCCGCTTCAAAGGCTCGGTTGGCATTTTCAATGGCAATTTCAACGGCAACATCCTCACTCCGCTTATTCCCATCAAGGAGATTATTTGCTAGGGTAGTCAAGCTACCGCCAGTTTTACCTGTTCCGATACTTGCCTTATCATCAAATGTGATAAAGCGGTAATTCTTTGCTAAAGGATCATAATCATAGGCGATGGCTTTCTTCCTCACATCAATCCCGTGTAGCTTGCTTTTTAAAGTCACTGTATCGCCTAGATGAACCGTTTGACCATCTAACTCGAATGCCTCAATGATGATGGCATCTTTTGGCTTATCAATTCCCTCTAAGCGAAACTTGCTACTAGCCCACTCTATTAACTCTTGACGAGTTCTGACGCTATTATTTGTATAGGTCACTTCATTGATGAAAGGATAGAAGTTAATCAACGGACTATCTACAGTGACTTGAAGTACAGTCTCCCTATCCTGCCCCTCTTGTTTGAAGCTTGAAGTGGCATGGATTCGAGTGATAATCTGTGAACTTTCTTTTGTTCTCTGATACTTTTTCAAATTGTAGTGAGTAGAGATGACTACCCCACGGTCTTGTCCTCGCTCACTCTTTATAGTTAGGGCAAGATTATCACGAACCAGTTCCCCCTCCCAAGTTCCAATAATAGAATGTTTGCCATCCAACAGGCTGGAGTATAGCGTCTGTTCCTTATCTGTTGTATAGGTTCTGTTCTTGACAATGTCGCTGGTAAAAGAAAAATCTCCCAATGGAGACTTGCTTGCCATGACCATGCTTGATAGTGCTGTTGCACAGGGTACCTGTTCACACCTAAATGGCGATACCAACCTTGTCATGATGTCATCTGATATGTGATAGGCCACAACTTCAAGACTGGTGTCTCCTTCAATGACTTTCTTTATCCGAAACAATTGGTGTCCCAATACTGGAACTGGACTACGAACGAGGTAGTCCTCTTTTAACTCTCGAAATAATCCGCTATCTGTAATTGGATAGGTAAAATTCAGGACAAAATCCCCATTCAAGTTTTCTTTGACACTTGATTTTATGGTCTCTGGGAGTGGTTTCCCATGCCATTTTGCCGTTCGAACGGTTTTGTCTAATAAAGATAGCATTATGCCCACCCCCAATTCATCTCAATGTTTAATGCTGTAATTCCTGGTCCAAGAATCACTCCTACGGATTCTCTTTTTCCTGCATCAATAGATATAAAATCGCCAGCCCACTTTATGAACTGACCACGCTGTGTCTTAAAACTTGGCTGACTAGGATTATTGTCCATAACAAGTGTTTCCTGTAATCGCTCCAAGCGGATGACATCATCCCCAATCGTAAAGCTAGTTTCACTACTTGAGTTGCCACTTATGGTAATCTTTGGAAAAGCTATGGCTGAACCTTGACTTCTCAAAGTACCACTAGTCCTAAATACCTGCGAGGTCGTCGTTTTGAACCACTTGGTTGGGTGACAAGAAAAAGAAACCTTAAGCTCATACACACCCAGCTTATCCTTTTGAACTGGAGTATGGTGAACCTTGTAACACCAAAAGCGTATGGTCTTGAAACTAGCGTTCTCAAGCCAAAATCCTTCTTTCAGAAATAGCTTCAAAAAAGAAAATAACTGTTCTTCACTAGGTTTAACAAGATAGAGGGTGTAGCTCAGTTCCATGACGTTTCTGCGAGGATTGGTTTGAAGAACCGCTCCTGACAGACCTTGGTGTTCTATCAATTGCGTCTTACTTTCACTTACTGTGATTGAAGGACTATCTTCCACGATTACCTTAAAAGGAAAAGAACTCGTGGACACTCCACCAATGGTTAATGCATTATGTCTAATCACGGTTTCACTCCTCTCAATCCTTGTTGACGTTCTAATTCATATACTAGTTTCTCTCCAACCATCTCCGCTAGTCGATGAAGGTCAGTCTCTTCTCTTACTGTGTTACCTGTAATAGTGATGTGAATGGTCGGTAGATTGCTTGTCATGGTCTTTGCGATTCCTCGACCAATGGCACCCAAGGTTTGTTCATTCAAAGGCAACACCGCTTCTTTTCCTGCTTCACCACCAACCATCAGGCTATTGCCATTCATTCCAAATGCGGTTGGTTTGGTTAAGATACCTCCCTTGGCATACCAATCAATAGAAATTCTTGGAATACCACCCTTCAACCAATCAAGAGGATTGGCAGATCCTGACACCCTAAAGTGAGGGAGGGGAATATGCGGCCAGCGAATTTGGAAGTTGAAGAGATTTTTGATGGCATTAATAGCGTTACTTACGGCATCTCTCGCTCCATTGATAGCACTTGAAATAGTATTTTTCACACCGTTCCAAACAGATGAAACTGTATTGGATATCCCATTCAGAATGTTGGATACGGTACTACTGATACCATTCCATATGGTTGATACTGTTGAACCAATCGCAGACAGGACACTGGAAATTGTCGACTGAATAGCTGACCAGATAGATGAAATGACAGAACTAATGGCAGATAATACATTTGAGATGGTATTCTTGATACCAGTCCAAGCAGTTGAAATAAACTGAGCAATGAAGTTTAATGCCATGGAGATAAGGGATGTAATTCCCTCCCACACCGTTGAAAGTACCTGCTTAATCGTTTCCCATGCCCCTGACCAATCGCTAGTGATGATCTGCATGACAGCTTTGATAATTCCTAGAACCACGTTAATAGCAGTCTCTACCACTACCTTTATCATCTCCCATGCGGTTGTGATAATGAGTTTGATATTTTCCCAACTAGCTTGAATCAATGGTCCAAGAATTGTCATTACTGTAGTGATGACCGTTGAAATGGCATTCCATACTGTGTTTGCAGCATCGAGAATCAGTTGTTGGTTTTCACTCCACCATGTAGTAAGCGTCCCCCAAATGGACATGATAAAACTTGAAACTTCTTGAATGACGGTCGATATAAAGCTGGAGATAGCCGTCCATATTTCCAGAACAGCCGTCCGAAATCCTTCGTGATTCATCCAGAGTTCTTTTAACCCAACAATCAGTAAGGTAATGGCAGCTACAATACCAACAATAATCCCCACAATCGGCAAAAATGCCGTTATCATTCCAACAACGGTTGTCCCCATAGCAGCTGCTGCAACCTGTAAGCCCAAGAAAACAGGAAGTAACATCCCTACCACGGCTAAAATACCTGTGAAGATAATGACGACTTCCTTGATGGGACTGGATAAGTTGGTAAACCAAGTCGCTAGTTGACTAACAATGTCTGCCAAACTTTGAAAGACTGGAATAAGCATCTCCAGAATCGGTTGACCGATTGCTGCTAGAGCATTAGTTCCAGACTGTCTTAAGTTACCCAGAACGTTTTCCAGTCCGTCTGATTCCCTTGCAGCTTGTCCCAAGGCTCCAGAGAGCTCATTGCCGTCCTCTACCATTTGAAGGAGGGTTAACTGCTTCTGAGCTTCTGATAGTTCATTGAAGGACTTTCCATAGAGCTTGTTCGCAACTGCATTACGAGTGGTTTCTGTCGCAGAAATACCTAGAGCTGCGTCATTTTCATAGTTTCCTTTGAGGAAGGACTGTAGGTTTTCGGTGACTTCTTCGATGGATTTGTCGTAAAATGCTGCCCCATCAGCCGCTGCTCTGGTGGCACGAGTGGTCAGATCCAAAGCCTGAGCCGTATCCATTCCAGAGGTTTTGGCAAAGGAAGCCATCTGAGTGAAGGAGCCTTGAAGACGCTCTGGAACAATGTCCATCTCTTCCCCAATCTTATTGAGGGCATCCTTAGCAGCATTCTCCATATCCCCAAATACGGTAGAGAATTGGGCATTGCTGGCTTGAAGTTGAGCTGCCGCAGACATGGACTCTGTTCCGACTTCGAAGATTTTCTGAGAGATGTCTGCTAGCTTCTCACTGGTCGCTTGAAGTGCCTCAGCCCGAATGGTGTCAGACATGGCTTTCATGCCATCCTGAGCACCATCGGCAGAGGATTTGGTCTCATCCATCTCGTTGTTCAGGTTATTGAGTGCGGTCTTTGCTTGGTTCAACTCAGCTTCCATCTTATTCGCTTCAATGGAATTCTCACCATATTCACTCTTTGTCAGGGCTAGTTGCTTTTCGAGATTGGAAATTTGTTTAGAAACAATTTCTGACTGTGCTCCAATCTTTTGTTGGGCTATGGCATTGCGTTCTGCTTCGGAACTATTGGATGACAAAGCACTTTCTTGTAACTCAAATTGAGACGTGACCTTGTTCATCTCACTTGCTAACTGTCCCTGCTCCACTTGGAGTTTATCTAATTGTTGAGCCGCTGAACTACTAGCTCGACCGTGATTCTCAAGTGTTGATGATACATCAGCTAACTTAGTTTCATAGGACGTTAGCAGCCTTTGAGTAGTTTCCACCTCACGTTGAAAGGCACGGTACTGGTCTGCCCCAATATCTCCAGCCTTAAATTGAGCTTCCACCTGTGATTGGGCTTGACGGAGCGTTGCCAATTTTTCTTTGGTTGTCTCGACCTGTTTTGCCAAGACTTCCTGCTTTTGCGTCAGAAGAGTGACATTGCCAGTATCAAACTTGAGAGCCTTATCAATCTGTCTTAATTCTTTGGTAGCTTCAGATGCTTGTTTGTTTACACCCTTTAAGGCATCTTGTAAGGGTTGAGTATCGCCACCAATTTCAATCGTAATTCCCTTGATGTTTCCAGCCATAGTCCCTCCTTTCTACCATCAGAAATTATCAAAATCAGCTTGAGTTGCTCGACGTGTTTGAGAAGTTTCTCGAGTACGCATCTCCACATAGTCCGTTTGGTAGTCAAGTGCCATCCCAATAGAGATATGTTTTAAATCGTCAATGGTCAGACCAGTCTCCTTACAACAGGAGAAATAACTCTCTACTGTGAAGATTTCTTCACTCGCTGTTTCTGTTTCATCTGCTTTTTTCTGGTTGACATCCCTTGGTTCAACATATTCATCAAGACAGGGGCTACTTCCTGCACTGGAAATTCTTCCATCTCCATATAAAAATCCACAAATGGTTTCACTCGTGGATTGGCTGACTTCGCAAAGACCCAAAAGATTCGATGGAAAAATGTCATATCGAAATCAGACAGAATAGAAACATCAATATGATGTGCCTGTATTTCCTCTCCATCTTCTAACTGGTCAAGTTTTGCCAAGATTGCTTGACTATTGACCATCGAGAATAAATCTTGAAAATAGTCCTTACCAAACTGCTCTTTATAAGCAATTGGTGTGTAGGCATTGGTTGCTAACTCGTAGGTCGTGCCTGCTATGGTAATACTTTCTCTCATTGCCTTCTCCCTTACCTACGAGGTTCAAAAACTGCCTTGAACCAGTTTTCACGAATCTCATCGCTCGTTTCCTCCGTTGTACGTCTACGTACAACCTTATCAAGTGGGCGAGGGCTGGCAGTAAAGGTCAACTCTACCTCATTGATATCTGAACCAGACTTGGTTTTTGAACCAACAGTCGGACGAGATGCGTAACAATAATACAAAACGTGTAATGTTTCTTTTTTATCCCCTTCGAAACGGAACATCAACGCAAAATTTTTCTTTTCGCTGTTTGCGATTTCTGAAATGGTATTTGTCGTCGCATCCAACTGCTCTCCGAGGACTCGAGTCAAAAATTCCTGCGTTAGAAGAGCAACTTTTAGTGTTCCTTCGTAACCATCGTTTGACTCCGTTGTATAAAAATTGATATTGTCTGCCTTATAAGAACCCTTGTCTCCTGTTGGTTCAAGGGTTAATTCTGCAGCACCACGAAGGCGTTCTACATTGCCGTATGTCAATGTACCATCAGAACCTTCGCTTGTAACTTCTGCCCAATGGACATCTTGTAGTCCAAAGGTGACCTTATTCTTTTCAGCCATATTATCCTCCATGTAATGTGATGTAATAGGTTACTTGGTAGATTTTCTCAGATGAGATATAGGTCTCTACTTTTTCAAAATAAATAAGGTGGCTGTCTAATAATGACTCCACCTTTTGTTCAGCTGCTAAATCTTTCTTTATGGTATAGAGTTCCAATTGCAGATTATTTTGCTTATGATAAGTCCAATTGTCTGCACCATGATTATCTGAATCAGTGACCAAATAAACCATATACGGTGGTCTTGGACGACTCCCTTCTTCAAAATGATGGTAGGCGAGTGGGAGCTGTAATTCTTTGAGAATGGAGTACATTTCGCTCAGTAACATGTCATATCACACTCGCTTTCTCAGCTTTTCTTCTAAGGATTGTATTGCTTGTTTCTCAACAGGTGCGATATGCTTAATTCCCTCAACTCGCCCACCAGAGCTTTTGGCATGACCATTTTCTAACAGATGCGTCAGGCCTGGCGTTCGATTATGAATGGTCTTGGTTAGACCTGTCCTGGTATCAATCGTTGCTTTACTCTTCCACCCTTTGGCATAGAAACCACTCTTTCTAGGTGACGTTGCTTTCAAGGTTACGATGGATTCCTCGGTGACTTCCTCTACAACTTCACGCATCACCTCTGTTGTATCCTCTACAAATTCCGCCAGCTCATTTTCGATGGCAGTTTCAAGTGCATCTAGTTCAATTCTAGTCATAACTCTCCTCCCTAATGGCGACGATGTAAATCAGTTTACGTGGTACTGTATCTCCATCAATAGACTCAATCTCATAGGTTTGACCACGAAATTGAATGTGAGTCGTTAAGGAATGAAGTCCAAGAATTGCCTTTTCATACCTGAGGGTGAACTGGACTTTCTCTTGTTCCAGTTTCGTCACACTCCCATCCCTTTCGGTCAAGGTGAGAGGACGACAAGAGCACCACCGGTCAAATAAAGGTATCCATGTCGAAGTTTCATTGCCAATCTCATCTTGAACAATCTGTCGAATCTGAAATGACAAGCGTTCCCTCAACGGTGCAATCTTCATCAGAACACATCCTTTCGTTCAGACAACAACAAATGGTAGAGAGTCTCTTTCAACTCCTTATGATTGGCATCTTCTCTGTGTTCATAAAGATAGGCAACCCCATAAAGGATTGCCATCTTTAGAACGTCTGAATAAATTGATTGTCGCAAAATATCTTCGCAGAGTTGTTGACTGGTTTCAAGTAACTGCTCAATCAGTCCATCCTCATCATCATGTTCCACTTTGAGATACTGTTTTGCTTCTGCTAAACTAACCATGCCTACTTAGCCTTTACTGTTAGTGTCTTCACGGCTTCAGGTAGGACTAACTTCCCATCAACACGTTGTGAAGCAAGAAAACCAATCTGTCCATTATTGGCATAGAGTTCGTTCAAACGTTTGAAGGTACGTCCCTGACGGTCCGCAATCCAATAATATGAGAAATCACCAAATGCAATGGCCTTGTTTCCTGCTTCAGGAAGTGGGGCAAAGGTTGAGGTATAGTATGGACGATTTAGAATTAAATCCGGTTGTCCAGCTTGTGTAGACGGTTGCCAGATGTAATTACCATTATTGTCCTTGAGTTTACGGATAGCTTTGACAGTCGTATCATGTAATATCCAAACTGCGTTCTTACGATAGGGTGCTGGTAGAGAATGATACAGTTCAATCATGTCATCAAAGGTAATATCTTTTGTAGCAGTCGTTGGACCTGTAACTTCTGCCTGAGTAAAGATACCTGTCGGTTTCTTAGAACCATCACCAATCAAGAATGCCTTTTCTTCTTCCGTTCCAATTCGACGAGCAAATTCAGTTGTCATATAGGATTCAAGGTCAAAGACTGAATCATTTAGCAACTCTTCTGAAATGCGAATGGCAGTACCAATCTTATGAGAGTCGAGTGTCACCTGACCAAAGGTTTCTTCTGTTTCTGGGTATAAACCATTTTCATCCATCCATGATGCTGAACCATGTCCTGTCACAACAGGAATCTTACGCTCACCACTAGATGTTTTGATAACAGTCGCAAGGCTACGGAAGAAATTCTCTTCTTGTAATCCTTGAACCAGTTTCTTCTCATACTCATCAGGAACCAGATGACCACCTTCGGTATCTTCCCCAACTCGAAGGACGTCTTTGACATCAAAGAAGTGACGCTTACGGACACTTGTCCAAAATGTCTTGGCATAGCTTTCTGAAGCCACACCCTTCTTTTCCTCTTCAGTAGTCTTGTCATTCAGAACTGTAGTGGGCTGCCCAATTAGAGCCTGTGAGGCTGGTTGAGCAAGTTCAAGGTCAATCTTTTCTTGTCGCTCCAATCGAGCAATCTCTTGATTGTAGAGGTTGATTTTTGCTTCCATATCATCATAGCGTTTGGAATCTTCCTCAGATACAAGTCCATCTTCTGTTCGAACAGAATCAAGGAAGGTTTTTGCTTGTTGCCAAGCTTGGTTACGTTTTTCTTTCAATTCAAGTAATGTAGACATCAGTTCATTTTCCTTTCGTTATTTGAGCAAATTCAATCGTTTTTCCAACAGATTGATTGGGATTGTTTTCTTTGGTTGTTGGACTTCAAGTTTCGCCTGCATTTTGACAAGTAAATCTTGTTGGGCAGCAGTTCGACTGAAAGAATAACTCTCAGTCTCCATTCCATGTCCCTCTTGTTTGTCAAAGAGAATCTTATCCGCAAAGCCCAGTTCAACAGCCTTTTTGGCATTGAACCACGACTCCGAATCCATTAGATGCGAAAGCTTAGTTCTTGACAGTCCTGTTCTTAGTTCATAGGCATTGATGATGGATTCCTTAATCTCTCCCAACATTTCAATGACCTTCTGCATATCCTTGGCTTCACCTTGTGCGACTGTCCAAGGATTGTGAATCATCATCATGGCAACTGGACTCATAGAAACCGTTGTACCTGCCATGGCAATGACACTAGCAGCACTTGCGGCTAAGCCATCAATTACGACATGAACATCACCTTTGTAATCCATCAACATGTTATAGATTTGAGCCGCCGCAAAAACATCACCCCCTGGACTATTAATCCAGAGGGTGATGTCTCCACTTCCTGCATGTAAATCATTTTTAAATACTTGTGGCGTGACTTCATCGCCAAACCACGTCTCATCAGCAATCTGTCCTTCAATACGAAGTGTTCGACCACCACCATCTTCTGTAAAATTCCAAAACTTATGCATCCATATCCTCCTCAGATTGAGTTTCTTGTTCTAACGGTGCTTGTTTCATAAAGCCACCCGCATCCTTCAGTTTCGTCATGTTTCCATTTATCAAGTAGAGATTACCTCCTTCCTCATCTGAAAGGAGGTTCAAGTCCTCAAGTTCACGAATATCATTCGTCGACAGCCAGCCATTTTGTCTCCCAATCGCATAGCCATTCATTCGACTCTGATAATCACCACGAAGAAGACCATCTACATTGAACTTCACAAAGTAGGTTTTCTTTTCTTCGGGTAAAAAAAGAGACCTCTTAAAAGCCTGTTCGAGACGAACTACCCAAGGGTCTAAGGTATATTTAACAAATTCTAGAGATTGTTGCTCAATGTTTGAAAATGAGGATTTCTCCAAGTCGCCAATCATATGAGGTGGAATGCGGTAGAGCCTTGCAATTTCATTGATTTGGAATTTTCTTGTTTGAAGAAACTGGGCTTCTTCTGGAGGAATACCTACTTGAGTGTATTTCATCCCTTCCTCAAGAACTGCCACTTTATGGGCATTGGTTACCCCATTGTAGACTGCATTCCATGAATCTCTCACACGTTTTGGATCTTTGAGAATACCTGGGTGTTCCAAAACGCCACCCGGATTTGCACCATTTTTAAAGAATGATGCCCCATAGTTTTCCGTAGCCAATGTCATACCGATAGCATTTTTGGCAAGGGCAATTGGAGAATAACCTATCAAGCCATCAAAACCCAGACCAGGAACATGGAGAACATCCTCAGCTCTCAGGATAGCATCTCCTTTTTCCTTAAAGTTTGGATTTTCCTCTGACTGACGCTTGTATTTGTAGTAGAGCTTACCACTCTCGTCTCGATGAACAGACATCTTATCTGGTAAAAGTGGGTAAAGACTTATAACTTGTCCACTCCTATCTCGGATAATCTGGACATAGGCATTGCCCCATATCAATAGATGGATCATCAAGGTTTCTCTAAAAACAAAGGATGACATCTCAGGGTTAGGTTCATCATGTAAGAGAAAATAAAGGGGATGTTCCACCTTCTTCTCCTTTCCAGTTGACGTTCTCTCATAGACATGAATGGGTAGTGAAGCTACCGCTTCAGCTAAGATACGGACACAAGCATAAACAGCAGTCGTCTGCATAGCTTTAAACTCATCCACATTCTCCCCACTGGTCGTTCGTCCAAACAGATATGAGAAGTCCTGACCTTCATAACTATTATGTGGTTTATCTCTAGCACGCTTACGTCCCAGTAAATCTAGTAGTCCCATACTTCCTCCTTTTGAGTACGAAAAAAGCACCTCAATTGAAGTGCTTATCGTTTATTCTTAAATGGTTTTCATCTCTCCTTCTTCAAGAAGATACCAAGTTCAATCACTTTCTTGAAGCTATATCCTCATTAAGAAAAGTTTTAATGATGCCGAATGTATTCTAAAATTGCATCATAATCTAATTCTGATGAAGCTACTCCAAGTCCTAGCTTCACTATTTCATCATCAGTCTGATTTAACACGATGCCATTTAATTCTAGGAAAATAATCATGACAAAAACTCCAATTCGCTTGTTCCCATCAAGGAAGGCATGATTATTAACTAGCGAATAACAAAGTCTAGCTGCCTTTTCTTCAATACTTGGATACTTCTCAACACCAAAATATGTACTAAAAGCTGAAGATAGTGAAGATTCTATTAAACCAACATCCCTAACACCATCTAAACCCCCAGTAGCTTGAATTAACCTAGTGTGTAATTCAATAACCTGTTCAACAGTTAATACTTTCATTTTGCCAATTCCTTAAATGCATCAAGATGGCGTGATAAAACTGAAGTCGCAACTTCATCCAATGTTGATTGTTCAACAACCGTAGGGCTTGCCTGTTCCTCTTTAATTAGACTCTGATAATCCACTAATACATACTTGGGTGTGTTATTTTTCAATATTACTGCAGTACCATTCGTATCGACCATACGAGCTACCTTAGAAAAGTTTTGATTTGCTTCAGAAATAGAGACTAAGTTTTCAATATTGATTTGCATGGTAATATCCTCCTTTTCTCTATTCTACCACTTTTTAGGATATATTCAACCTATTTAGGTTGTTTTCATCCTAAAAACTCAATATTCCACGTTCATCATACACACTTCCACCATCGGTTTGATGACGTATACAACGGTCCAGTCCCATAATGAGTGCTACAATACCGTCAATCTTCTCGACTGACTTTTCCTTATCAGGCTTGATATTACCAGCGGGGTCTTGTCTCATGACTACGTTTTGTCCCATCCATTTCAGAACTGGATGCCCACCATGTTGAATCTTGCCTTCCATCATAAGTTTATAAAGTTCCTTTGATGGTGGACTCATGTCTTTATAACCTTGACCGAAAGGCACCAAGGTCAAACCCATCTCTTCTAGATTCTGAACCATCTGTGTCGCATTCCAACGGTCATAGGCTATTTCCTTGATATGATAGATTTCCGATAAGTCTTCAATAAATTTTTCGATAAAACCATAGTGAACAACATTACCCTCTGTAGTTTTGATATAGCCCTGACGCTCCCAAACATCATACAGAACATGGTCACGACGACATCTGAGTTCCATTGTATCCACAGGTAGCCAAAAGTATGGCAATACGATATAATTTTCCTCTTCAAATCTAGGAGGAAATACCAAGACAAAAGCTGTTATATCGGACGTACTAGACAGGTCTAGCCCTGCATAGCAACTACGACCCTTGAGGTTTTCATATTGAATAGGAACATTTCCCTTAGCATAAACATGTTCTGGAATCCAAGCAACACTGGAACTTGTCCACATATTTAGACGGAGCTGCTTAAAGACATTTTCTTCAGCAGGATTGTCAAGTGCCTGTTGGTACGCTTCTCTAACACGGTCAATCCCAATAGTATGCCCTAGTGAAGGGTTGGCTCTTCTCCAGTTTGCTTCATCATTCCAATCATCTTCATCGGATAATCCATAAACCACTGGATAGAATGATGTGTCCTTCTTTCTACCATTCAGAATATCCAATGCTTTAGTATGCAATTCATAACAGATGGAGTTCCTATCCGTTCCAGCTGTTGTGATAATAAAAAAGAGAGGTTGTTCCCTTGCGTCTCCTGATCCCTTGGTTAATACATCATACAAATGTCGATTTGGCTGAGCATGGATTTCATCAAAGACCAAGCCAGATACGTTTAGTCCATGTTTTGTCCCAGTCTCTGCTGAAAGAACTTGGTAAAACCCAGCGTTAGAATAATTTACAATACGCTTGGTAGCACCCATTATCTTAGAACGCTTTTCCAAGGGGCGACTCATCTGCACCATCTGCTTGGCTACATCAAATACGATTGACGCTTGGTTTCGGTCACAAGCCGCACCATAAACTTCTGCACTGGCTTCATTATCAGCATAAAGCAGATAAAGAGCGATAGCTGCTGCTAGCTCAGACTTGCCATTCTTCTTTGGAATTTCTATATAGGCTGTTAGGAATTGACGGTTGCCATCCTCCTTGACAATTCCAAATAGGTCACGGACAATCTGTTCCTGCCACGGTAACAAATCAAATCGCTTTCCTGCCCACTTACCTTTGGTGTGGGAGAGGTTATTGATAAATGTTACTGCCCTGTCAGCCTTTGCCTCATCATAGTGTGAGGTTGGAAGCATGAATGGACTTGGTTCATAATGATAGCTCATAAAATCCCTCCTAACAAATCTTCCATTTCATCACCAGTACCAACTTCCGCATCCATAGTTGCTAAACGGTTACGTGCTGATGGTGTTAAACCAAACTGTTCACAGAATTTAAGCATGATTTTTAAGTTAGTCTGGCTGATAGAGACTTGAGGGACTTGTTGTAGATAGCCATTCGGGGTTTTGATAATGGAGCCGTGCTTGGTAAGAAATTCTTCCGCCTCTTTCCAGCGTGCGTAAGCTTGACAATATCCTGCAAATGCAGTCATGTCCATTTCAGTCAAAATTCCCATCTGTTCGAGAATTTTTCCCATCCGTTTCCACTCCTTCTTTGCATCATCTTCAAGCCACTGTGGGCAACGTGGGGCTTTTTGTTTGGGTTTGACTTCATTCGTAGGAAGTGGTCGCTTACCAGGATTTCCCTCAAGTATTTTCATATTCGTCGGCTTTGGTTTTCGCCCCCTGATTGCCACAATCTCACCTCCTTTAGAGTAAGAAAAAAAGAACTCAATTCGAGTTCATTCTTAAAGTTCATTAAAGTTATCAAGTACAGCCTGACAGACAGTTCTGTCAATATCGTCCATGTTATCTATTTCGTTCCCATATCTATATTGGTAGATATATTCACCATCACGTTTTATTGTCAGAATTCTAATCCAAGCACCGTCTATATTTCTCGGGTCTGTGGTATCTTCACGGAGAAATTCACAAACGTAATGCCTATCACCAACCGTTCGAGTCATTATTTCCCACATCTTACTTTACCTTTTCCACGATATCTATTCCATACAAAACATTCAGACAACTGCCGTTTTCCCACTTAACTAAGAGTGAACCAATGTCATCCACTCCAATAACTGTACCAAGTGTTCCTTTAGGAACTGGATATGGATCATCCATTTTTACTAATCTAACCTTTGTACCAACCGGATAGATTGTCTTTAGGTTGTTGAAAATTTTTGCGTCCATGTTATTCTCCAAACATATCGAATGCCCACTTGACAGCGTGACCAAGATCCGTAACAATTATTGATTCCTTGTATATTCGGTTAAGTCGGCATTCAAATAATTCAAATTCTTCAAGGCTATCAACGATTTCGTAAATCTCAACTACTGTTTCTTTGTTTCCTTTGGATGCAACGATAACCCATTCCTTGTAAGGAATGATACTTGCAGTTGTTGGGTAGATTTCATAGAGTTTTTCAAGTGTTGTTGTCATGGTTTTGTTCTCCTCTTCTTTTGTTGTGTACATATTAACTCTAAAGGAGACTTATATCCAGTCATTTATGGAATACTTTGAAGATATATTTGATAATTATTCGTTTGCAAATATGGAAGTTGCTTCATCAAAGGTCAAAGTCTGTCCATCACGCAATACCATCACGTTATCATTTCCTGCTGACTCTTTATAACGTTTGACAATGACATCCACAAACTTCTCATCCAACTCAATGCCGTAACAAACCCTTCCAGTTTGGTCTGCGGCCATTAGGGTTGAACCAGAACCAAGGAATGGATCAAGAGCAATCGTCCCACGCATCGATGAATTTTGAATAGGATAGGCCATCAGAGGAATTGGTTTCATCGTTGGGTGGTCTTTACTGGATTTTGGACGATCATATTCCCAGATTGTTGTCTGTTTTCGGTCACTGAACCACTGGTGTTTTCCCTTTGGTTTCCAACCAAAAAGACATAGTTCATGTTGCCACTGGTAGGGACTACGTCCAAGAACTAATGAGTTCTTTTTCCAAATGCAACACCCACTGAGATAGAATCCCGCCTCTTTAAATGCCTTACGGAAGTTCAATCCTTCCGTATCCGCATCAGGCATATTGTCATTCAAAATCTTTCCAGCTGTTTCTTCTACATCAACGTTATAAGGAGGATCTGTCACAACCAAATTTGCCTTTTTATCACCTAACAGTTGTTCATATGTTTCAGCTTTCGTAGAGTCTCCACAAATCACTCGATGCTTACCAAGTTGCCGAATGTCCCCTCGTTTTGAAAAGGTTGGTTTCTTTAATTCCTCATCTACATCAAAGTCATCATCTGATAGGTCTTTATCATGAACATTCGACAGGATATCGTCAATTTCTGGTGGTTCAAAACCAGTCAAGTCGAGGTTGAAATCAGCCTCCTGTAAATCTAAAAGCAAGTCCGCCAAAAGCTGGTCATCCCATTGACCGGTGATTTTGTTAAGGGCAATGTTCAGTGCCTTTTCATCTTCCTTAGATAAATCGACAATGACACATTTGGCAGTTTCATAGTCTAAGTCCTTCAATACAGTCAATCGTTGATGGCCACCAATAACCGTCAAATCTTTATTGACGATGATGGGGTCAACGTAGCCAAATTTGAGTAGGCTTTGCTTAATCTTTTCATACTCCTTGTCACCCTTTTTTAGTTTTTTTCGAGGATTGTATGAGGCTGGGTGTAGTTCAGACAATCGAATTTCTCTAATTTCCATTGTTGGTTGACTTGTCATTGGTTTCTCCTTTATAAAAGCGTGATTGGATGTAACACGAATGGCTACAATATTTTTTATTTGGATTGGCATAAGATAAAAATGACCTGCCACATTGTTGGCAGGTCAAATCTTCATATGCAGTTTTTGATTTGTCGTGTTCGTCAGAATGTGTTGTCCACCAAACCTTACGACACTTATCCGAACAGAACTTCTTTGGTCTTCCAGTTTTTTGGAACGATAATAGCTGATAACACTGAGGGCAACGGAGTCCGTCATTCTGGTCGGCTTTTGCCATTTGCTTTGTCGCCGCTCCATGACCAAGCAATGCTGGATTTCGTTTACAGTATTTTTTAACAGAATCTCTAGACAGTCCTGTAGCCTTACCGATTAATCCATAGCCAAGACCTTCTGCTCGCATTTTCCAGATTTGTTTGCGTTGACTTTCGTCCATTTATTTTCCTTTCCAGCAAAAAAGGACTAAAAACAACTATTTTCTACATTGTTTCTAGCCTTTTTCACTATTTTATTACCAAAATGACATACTTTGGAACGCTACATCCCCACATTAGAAACGTGATAACGGTGGGAACGAACGTAATAATTGAGCGATTTTAATGTACCCGCTTGCGAATTTTGCGAAATTGCACGTTTGAGGGGGCGTCGGTCTTAGTCTCCCAAGGGTTTAGAGATTTCATCCCCCCTTCCCCATAGGGTTAAAAATTAGATACTTTTGTAACGAAACTCAAAGACTAAAATCGATACGTATACTCCACATATCGGTCAGTCGTCTTGGTCTTGCGGTCGTGACATGACTTACAAAGTGCTTGCCAGTTGGTTTGATTCCAAAAGAGTTCTTGGTCACCTCGGTGGGGTGTGATATGGTCAACCACTATTGCCTTGGTCAATCGACCTTTGACTTTACATTGAACACAGAGTGGATGAACTTTTAAGTAACGAAGTCGTGCTTTGTTCCACTGGGCATTGTATCCTTTGGCTTTGGTTGACTTGGTATCCAGTTGGTAGTTTGCTTTATGGTTGTCACAATACTTGTGACCATAAGGTACTAGGTTAGGACAACCATTTTGTTTACAAGGTGTGCTTGGTCTTCTTGGCATTTTACTTCTCCCAAGGAAGATAGGCTTTTGTGAAATGCCCAAAGCAAGTTGTCTCGGTGTAGTCTACATTCAAGAGATGAAGTTCCTTAATGATACCTTGTGGGGTCAAGTCGTAGCGTTCACGAATCATTCCTTCCAGTTGTTTTGCTGTGTAGCGACTGGTTCCAAAGGTATCTACATACACCGAAACAGGTTTGGCTACTCCAATGGCATAGGCTAATTGTACTTCACATCGTTTCGCATACCCTTCTCGAACAATATCCTTTGCAATCTTTCGCGCCATGTACGCTGCTGAGCGGTCAACCTTGCTTGGGTCTTTTCCAGAGAAAGCACCGCCACCATGATGTGCGAAACCACCATAGGTATCTGCCACAATCTTACGTCCAGTCACTCCTGCATCCGCAAATGAGCCACCAAGAACAAAACGTCCAGTTGGATTGACTAGAACTTTGAAATCTAGATTCTGACGGTAACGAAGAGCTACTGCCATCATAGCTTCAGTCACAATTCGTTTCACTTTGGCAAGGTCGGCCATTTCAGTATGTTGGATGGAAACTAAAAAGGTATCAATCCGTTTCTTCTCATAGTCGTAGGACACCTGTGCTTTCGCATCCTTTCCAAGTAAGGGGTGACCAATTGACATCAGTTTTTCAAGGACTCGGGTTGCTAAGACATAAGGCAGTGGCAGGTACTCAGGTGTTTCATCAGTCGCATAACCAAACATCATTCCTTGGTCACCAGCACCACCATTATCAACACCTTGGGCAATATCAGAACTTTGGAGTCCAAGTAGGTTAGTTACCCGAACATTCTTCATACCAAGTGGCTCGACAACCTGACGTACAATGTTCTCGAGATTAAAGTAATGTCTTGTCGAAATTTCACCAGCTACTATAACCTGGTTATCTTTGATCAAGGTCTCAACTGCCACTCGACTTGATTGGTCAAACTTGAGACACTCCGTCAAAATGGCATCTGAAATCTGATCACAGATTTTATCTGGGTGTCCAACTGAAACTTGTTCACTAGAAATAATCATAATTCCTCCACGCAAAAAGCCCAACCTTTATGAGGCTAGGCTTTACTTTATTTTACTGATTTTTGGCCTGCTTCGTAGGCTCTCTCCAATGCTCTTTTGATACCCCATACCGAAACATCGTAGAAGTCTAGATTGTCGCTCCAACGTTTTTCCAAGGTTTCTACAAAAAGTTCTTCTTTTGCAATTTCTGTTAAAAGGGCATTGAGTTTTTCTGGTTGACGCTTTGTCATGGTACTGTTCTCTTCTTCTTTTGTTGTGTACATATTAACTCTAAAAAGGAGATATATCCAGTCATTTCTGCATAAATTTAAAGATATTTTAAACAGTTAAAACCAGCAAAACCGCCTCAAGAATGGCTTCACGTTCTTCTGTTTCAGGATAGAGTTCCCATCCTCTGTCGTAAGAAACGATTGTTTCTTCAGCTACTTCAATATCTAATTTGAAAACACATCCAAGGTCAATTCCAACTTCTGAAGGTTGGGGACTAACCTTGGCAATGTAATCCACTTTTTGTCCTTGATAATCAATCCGTCCGTCAGTCCACATGGTTATTCTCCTTTGGTTTTTCTAGGTGTATATTACCCTATCAGCCAAAGAATATCCAGTCATTTGAGGGAGATTTTTATCTTTTTTGACATCTTAAGTATATCACAGGTCTAGGTTGAAAATCAGTACTAAACCAGTACAAATTTAGTGCTAATTTAGTACCAATTTAGTGCACTCAACCATCACTAGATAGGTATGTGATAATCTTCCACCTTAAGTTCAAGACTTTTTGAAGTCCAACGATAACACTTGCGTAATTGTTTTAGAATCTTACGCCTACGATAAGCAAGTGTTGAATGACTGATTTCATAAATCTCTTCTAGTTCAGTCCAACTCTTGCCTAAGTAAATTAAATCCTTGGCTAATGGCTTCAAATCCTCAGGTATTAGCTCCATAACGAACTCAAAGTAGTAAAGATCCATTTTTAAGCAGTAGTAGGTATTAAGCAAACTACTAAGGTACTCTTGATTTTCTTGTTCTTGTTTTTCTCTAAAACTAAGAGAAATCAGCTCACTACGACCATGGTTTTTACTTTTCTTGACCTTTTCATGCTCTGACTTCTCAAATACCAGTGACTGAATCACACTATTCTCTGAGATAGGTCGATAGTTGAGCAATTTCTCCTGAACTAAATGTAACTTCATTTTCATGTCACGATAGTTTTTAGCTATATATTCCACCTTATCCATCTGTTCCTCCTACTTGTGCTTTAACAGCTTCAATCAGCCGTTCTTGTTGTGCATCTTTGTTTCCTAGTGCCTTGAGGATTTCCTCATCAATCGTTCCTTCAGTCACAATGTGTTGGATAACAACAGTCTCAGACTCTTGCCCCTGTCGCCAAAGCCGTGCATTTGTTTGTTGGTATAATTCCAAAGACCACGTTAAACCAAACCAGACCAAGTGGTGACCGCCTTTTTGAAGGTTCAAACCATGACCTGCTCCAGCTGGATGAAGTAAGCCAACTGGAACATTACCTTTATTCCATTCACGAATATCTTCTTCTGTTTTCAACACCCGACTCTTTACCTTGAGTTTTTCTAAACGACCAATAATCCGAGCTAAGTCATGTTTGAACCAATAGGCAACTAAGACAGGTTCTCCATTTGCGGATTCAAGGATATCTTCAAGGGAATCTAGTTTCTGTTCATGAAGTGGCACAACCGTATGATCATCAGAATATACAGCACCATTAGATAACTGAACTAACTTGTTCGTAAGGCTTGCAGCATTGGCAGCAGTTACTTCTAGTCCATCTAACTCTGACAATACATACTCTTTCTTAAACTGACTGTACTTTTCTTTTTCCTTTTCTGACATACGCACCAGTTTCTTGGTTGAAATCAATTCAGGCATATCCAGATAATCTAGTGCCTTCATGGAAATGGTAATATCACTAATCTTGTCTTGGATTTGACACCCCGCATAGTCCATGGGGATGTATTCATAGACAATATTGCCATTGCGACGACCTTCTTCAAAGTAGCGACTACGAAACTCACCGATGAATCGACCAAGTCGTTCTCCCCCGTCAATGACCTTGAACTCTGCGAACAAGTCCATCAGTCCATTAGAACTCGGTGTTCCTGTTAGTCCAACCACTCGCTTCATGTAAGGTCGCATAGCCATGAAGGCTTTGAAACGTTTGGACTGCCAAGACTTGAAAGAACTCAATTCATCAATCACTACCATATCCCACTTGAAATAGGGACTACATTGTTCTACCAACCAAGGGAGGTTTTCACGATTGACAATATAGATGTCCGCATCTTTCTGAAGGGCTACTTTTCGTTGCTTGGGAGTACCCACAATTTTCGAATACCGTAAGTGACGCAACTCCGCCCATTGCTCAATCTCATCACTCCAGACAGTATTTGCGACTCGCAGTGGGGCAATAACCAAAACCTTTGTGACTTCAAATCGGTCAAACATCAGCTCATTTACTGCAGACAAGGTTGTAGCTGTCTTTCCCATCCCCATGTCTAGGATGACTGCTGCATGAGGGTGACCTATGATGAAGTCCTTAGCGACTACCTGATAGTTATGTAATGTCAATTTCATCTAGCACTTCTCCAATCATCTCAATGCGGTCAATGACATAGACCTTAAAGCCTAATCGCTCGAACAGTTTATGCCTTGACACTTGTAGCTCCCTTGGCTTATGGTCAGGAGACTTCACTTCTACCAAGCCAAACTTACCTTTAGGTAAAAACACCAAACGATCTGGTACACCAGAAAAAGATGGCGATACCCATTTAGGACAAATGCCTCCTCTAGCTTTCACAGACTTCACCAAGGCTTGCTCAACGTACTTTTCTCTCATCGTTCTAAATCCTTTCGTCAAATTGAAGTGTGTAGGTCTAGTGCAGTCATTTCCAAAACTCCTCTTATAGGCTTTTTTATAGTAATTTTTGCTTATAGGATAGTTTTAGAAAAGACCATAATAGACCTACACAAAATCAAAAAATGTCACTCATGCTGGTCGTTTTAATCATTTATCTGAAGTCTCATTCAAAATAAGTTCCAACCATTCAGTCAACGACCTACACACCTAAAATAATCAAATACCTCTATTGTGGAGATCTGTTGACTAAAAATGCTGGTCATTAATCTAAGAAATCATAACCATCCTCTACCAATTTCAAACCAAGAATGAGATTACCTTTACTAGTCCGTTTTCGTTTAAAACCTGCCTGATCAAGAGCAGAATAAAAATCGGTCGTACTGCGTGTATACTCCATGTTTTTGGCGCAATAGGCACGATACTGACTGTATAGTTCTCCTGATTTTTCTGACAACTGGTCGCAAACTTGACAACAGTCACTAAGGAAGTGTCCTAACCAATCATTTGCTTCTCGGTAGGCTTTGACGGAAGCTGATACGGCAGTTGGTACTTTTGTTTTGAAGTTCGCTTTGATGGCTTTTTCTGCACCTTCGATTATCCAAGACAAAATTGCTGGTGCTGCATTGTCATACAAATGATCCGCAAAGTTTTTGATGTCTGAGCGACCAGTGATTTTGGCATTAAAGGGAATAACAACCAAACGTCGCCAAGTTCCATCATCGTTCGCTCCTACTTTAGGCAGATGGTTAGTGTAAAGAACCAGCGTGTGTGATGGCACGAAGTGAAATGGATCCTTGTACTTTTTCTCAGCTTGGATTTCATCAGTTGAAGTAATCTGCTTAACAACAGCTGTATTGAGTCTCATCCCTTCTGCCATTTCAGAAGCAATGACCAGTCGTTTCCCTTTAAGCTCAGCAAGCTCAGGACTCACGTTACGCTTGTTTGACATGGTTAAGGCATCCGCAGATAATTTACCTGAATAGCTCCCTAACACACGAGCGATGGTATTCCAAAAAGTAGACTTGCCGTTCGCTCCGCCTCCATAGGCAATAATCATGTGTTCTTGATAGACCTTACCTATGGCTGCCATACCAATAATTTCTTGAACATAATCAATTAATTCTTTGTCATTACAGAAAAAGGTAGCTAAAGTTTCCTGCCATAATCCCATTCCCTGATCACTAGGAGAGACTGCTGTCATTTTAGTTATGTAATCTTCAGGGTTGTGTTCTTGTTGCCCATTTAATCCCTTTCGTAAATCATAGGTAGCCTCTGGGGTATTGAGTAATAAGTCATCACTATCTAATTCTGACAATTCTACTGAAAGCATTGGCTTAGCTGTATTATAGACAGCCATCAAATTCTTGTAATCACGATGTTTCATAACAAATTTATGGAACTCTTTAGCTGCAAGATAGGCTTTTAAATATTTCAATTGAAGTGGAGTTTCAACTGCATTTTCTAGTCGCTTTCCACCAGCCTTAATGGTCAATTCATCAATACCTGAAGACTGAAGTTGTTTTTCTGTAGTTTCTAAGAGTGCATTCGCTTCAGCAAGTTGTTCATCGGTAAAGTGTACAACTGCCCCTAATGCCAACTGCTTGTTCTCACGCCAGTGAGTTCCGTCATAGTAAAGATAATCCGTTGCATTGGTATAAGCGAGCCTGTTCGCATACTCTCTTGCAAGAACTCCCGCTTCTCCAACATCCGAGTAATCATCTGGTTTTAATGTTTCTCTATTAAAAGCATCTGGGGACACATAACCTTTAGATGTTTTTATAGTTCTGTTGTAGAATCGGATAGCACTACCCCAAATGGTATCTAACTCTGCTTGATCAAGTGGCGGTACACATTTCTGAGCCTGCTCATCAAATCCATCCCTTGCTTCTTGGGTCACTCCTAACCGTTTGAGAATTTTCGCGGCAAAAACTGACATCGTTGAATTACGACTTCCTTGCTGGATTGGTCCGCTTGGAGGAGTATAGAAGTCCGCATCGAAATCTTCCTCGTCATTAATAGAAACAGCTTGAAACATATCTTCATCAATAGTTAGCCATGAATCATGCCAAACTACCTCTGCTTGCGGATTTCCAAAGAAGAAACGTGCCGCATCTTTGGCATGATCATCAAAAAACTTGTACTGATTACAGAGTTCTTCCTTCATAGCTACATAGATGGCTTTATCAGTTACCTCATTGATTTGGAAGTAAATATGATATTTTGGTCTTGGAGTTTTTCCTGCCTTTGCCTGCATATGACTTCTACTGGTGACCAAGGCAAAATTGTAATCCGAAAAGATGTCTTTTAATCGCACTACAGTTATCCACTCATCTGAATTTTCAGAATGGTCATTATCAATATCCATGACTAAAACATCCGACTTAATGAAATTGGTATTTGAGCGTGCATTGTTTAAAAACAGCCCCGCCACATGGTCGAATTGCACAACAGTTTGTAGTGATATTTCATCAGTAATAGTTACTTGATTGGGATAAACCGTGGTTGTCTGAACCCCAGTCTGTCCAGAATGAGATAAGGTAAATTGCATTATGCACCCTCCAAATGTAATTAATGATGTGTGGAGATTTTTCCCTCCTACCTTATTAGGTAGAACTACGGCTCATTTTTCCGCCCCTTAATAAAACTTTTTTCAAAAAAAATAATCTTCCTTTATATAGCCAGAGGAAGATTATTTTCATGTTTACCAAATTAAAAAAATTTTATAAAAAAGCGGAAAATTACATCCTAGTTTTACCTATATAGGTGTAAGGGGTGAAAAACATCGATTCAAAAAATTTTTAATAAAAACCGGAATTTCTGTTCACATCTCTACCTAATAAGATAGGAGGTCACAAAATGACTCAAGAAATAACTGTGAATCACAATGATGAACTGGTCGATACACTTATCGCCATCAGCGTCATCTCAAAACTACTCGCTAGAAAAATTATGGAGGAAGAAAACAATGAGCAAAATGAAAGAACTGAATAGACTAATTCATGATATGGAAGAAACCGCAAAGTACTACCTTCGATTGGTAGATGAATTCAAGAAACTCCTCTCTTCTGAGGAGGAAACGGTAACAAAACCTGATCAATCTAAACCAGAACCACAAAAGAAAATTCAATTGGAGGATGTCCGTGCTGTACTTGCCACGAAAGCAAAAGATGGCTATAAGAACGAGGTTCGTGCTCTTCTAAATGCTTACGGTGCTTCTTCACTCTCAGCACTTGATCCAAAACACTTTGCGGCAGTACTTGAAGAAGCTGGAGGGATTGGTAATGACTAATCATGCCACACTATCCGCCTCTGCTTCACACCGATGGTTGAACTGCCCACCATCTGTTCGCCTCACCGAAGATTTACCAGACACAACTTCTGATTTCGCTCTTGAAGGTACGGATGCTCACGAGTTGTGTGCTTATCTAGTCGAGAAAGCCTTGGGTAGGAACGCGCGTGATCCAACTGATAATTTAGCATTTTATAACGATGAAATGCAGGAATGTGCAGAAGAATATCGCAACTATGTCATGGAACAAGTTGAGAAAGCCAAAGGCTACTCTCGTGACCCCACAGTTCTTATCGAACAACGACTTGACTTTTCCAAATGGGTGCCTGAAGGCTTTGGAACTGGGGATTGCCTCATCGTGGCAGACGGACTTCTTCAGGTAATTGATTACAAGCACGGGCTTGGTGTTCTAGTTGATGCAGACCACAACCCTCAAATGATGTGTTATGCACTTGGTGCTCTTGAGATGTTTGACGGTCTTTATGATTTTGATAAGGTAACTCTGACAATATTTCAACCACGAAAACATAACATTTCTACCTTTGAGATGGAAAAAGCTGAGTTGCTTGAATGGGCTGAAAACGTACTCGCTCCAAAAGCTGAACTTGCTTTCAAAGGTAAGGGGGAGATGCAGTCTGGTAAACACTGCCAATTCTGTAAACTCAAGAATGTCTGTCGCAAACGTGCTGAGGATAATTTGGCATTAGCCAAGATGGAGTTTGCGAATCCAGCCACCCTTGATAACGAGGATATCGCTGAAATATTACCTAAAGTAGACCTGTTGATTTCATGGGCAAACGACATCAAAGCCTACGCTTTGAAAGAAGCTACAGATGGACATCCTATCCCAGGATACAAACTGGTTGAAGGTCGCTCTGTTCGTAAATTCTCAGATGAAGCTGCCGTCAGTCAAGCTGTGATGGAAGCTGGCTTTGATCCTTACGAGAAAAAACTCTTGACTATCACCGCCATGTCCAAACTCCTTGGCAAGAAAACCTTTAATGACCTGCTTGGTGATCTGATTGTAAAACCAAGTGGCAAACCAACACTCGTTCCAATTGACGACAGCCGTCAAGAGATGAACCTAGCAAAAAATGAATTTAAAGAGGATTAACTAAATGACAACTAAAGTAATTACAGGACCAAACACTCGCTTCAGCTACTTAAATGCCAACGAGCCAAAATCTATCAATGGTAGCACTCCCAAGTATAGTGCCTCTCTCATCATCCCTAAAGATGATACAGTCACCATTAACAAAATCAAGGCTGCTATTGAGCAAGCATATAAAGACGGTGAGTCAAAACTCAAAGGCAATGGCAAATCAGTACCTGCATTATCTACTCTGAAAACTCCCCTACGAGATGGTGACCTTGAACGCCCTGATGATGAAGCATACAAAAATGCCTACTTCGTAAATGCCAACTCGCCACACAAACCTGGAGTCGTTGATGGCAATCGTCAAGAAATCATTGATACTTCAGAATTATACTCTGGTATCTATGGTCGTGCTTCTATTACCTTCTATGCTTTCAATTCAAATGGCAACAAAGGTATTGCTTGCGGTTTGAATAACTTGCAAAAATTGCGTGATGGTGAACCCCTCGGAGGACGCACTCGTGCTGAGGATGATTTTGCGACTGAAGACGATGATGACTTTTTGAACTAGAAATGGAGAATTAGATTGATGATGTATACTATTTTAACTTGTACTTTAATGGGAATTTGGGTGTTAATAGCACTATACTTTGGATATATGACCATTAGAAATGACATTCGAAATGAAATGGAACGAAAGGCGAAGCAAAATAAAGAAAAACTTAGCCAAACACCACTCAGTCGAAAAAACAAATAGAACTTTAGGTGGCAGTACTTCTGTCACCTTTTTCAGAAAGGACAAACTATGCCGATTAAAGAACTCAGCATCGACATTGAAACCTATTGCGACATTGACTTACGAAAATCTGGTGTCTATCGCTATGCGGAAGATGACAGTTTTGAACTCCTTTTGTTTGCGGTTTCTGTCGATAATGGACCAGTGACTGTTTACGACTTAAATAAAGAGAAATTACCACAAGATATCCTTGAGACCTTGGTGGATGATAGTGTCATTAAATGGGCATTCAACGCTTCATTTGAGCGAATTTGCCTATCCAACTGGCTCAAGAAATATCATCCTGATTTATTATTAGATGGATTTTTATCTCCAGTTTCATGGAAATGTAGCATGATTTGGTCAGCCTTTTTAGGACTTCCCCTCTCCCTTGAAGGAGTTGGAACAGTTCTCAAACTCAAAGACCAAAAGATGAGAGAGGGGGCTGACCTCATTCGCTACTTCTGCGTACCTTGTAAGCCTACCAAGGTCAATGGGGGACGAATTCGTAACTTTCCTCATCACGCTCCTGACAAGTGGTCTACCTTTATCAACTACAACAAACGAGATGTAGAAGTCGAATTGGCCATCAAGGAACGGGTAAAAAACTTCCCAGTACCTGACTTTGTTTGGGATGAGTAGCTCCAGGATCAGATTATCAACGACCGTGGTATTTGCATAGATGTCGAATTTGTTAAAGCAGCAATCAAAATTGATACAGAGAGCAAAGCTCAAATCCAAGAGGAACTGAAAGGTTTAACAGGTCTTGAAAATCCAAACTCTGTTCTACAGATGATTGGCTGGTTACGAGAACATAGAGTAGCAACAGATTCTCTAGACAAAAAAGCTGTAAAAGAATTACTCAAAATGGTTGATGAAACAACTGCTCAAGTTCTCAAACTTCGTCAGCAAGCTACCAAATCAAGTGTTTCCAAATATCAGGCTATGATGAACTGTGTTTGTAAAGACAGTCGAGTAAGAGGAATGTTTCAATTTTTCGGAGCTAACCGAACTGGTCGATGGGCTGGTCGCTTGGTACAACTTCAAAACCTACCTCAGAACCATTTGTGCGACATAGAGGAAGCAAGAACACTCTTTAAAACTGGTGACATAGAGTGCGTTGAATTACTCTATGATACACAAGACACCCTTTCACAATTAATACGTACGGCTTTCATTCCTGATGAAGATATGAAATTCATTGTATGTGACTTTTCTGCTATTGAAGCGCGTGTGCTCTCCCACCTTGCAGGTGAGACTTGGCGCAGTAAAGTATTTGAGAATGGCGAAGATATCTACTGTGCCAGCGCCAGCAAAATGTTCCATGTACCTGTGGAGAAACACGGAGTCAATAGCCATTTACGTCAAAAAGGTAAAATCTCAGAGTTGGCTCTTGGCTATGGTGGTTCAGTTGGTGCTTTAAAAGCTATGGGTGCTCTTGAAATGGGATTGGATGAGGAAGAACTCCAACCTCTTGTGGAAGCATGGAGGCAGTCTAATCCCAACATAGTATTATTCTGGTGGGATGTAGACAAAGCAGTGAAAACAGCCGTTAAAGAGAGAACAAAGACATCTACCCATGGAATTACCTTTGAGGTTAAGAGTGGCTTGTTATTCATCACTCTACCATCTGGTCGTCGCTTGTCCTATGTCAAACCTAGGATGGGAGAGAACCAATTTGGTAGTGAATCAGTCACATATGAGGGGCTTGTAACAGGCAAGAAATGGGATCGCATTGAAAGTTATGGTCCAAAATTTGTCGAAAATATAGTCCAAGCCATCAGTCGTGATTTATTGGCCTATGCCATGCGATTGTTAGGCAATGAAAAGATTGTCGGTCACGTACATGATGAAGTAATAATGGAATGTCCAATGGAACAAGAACTTGATGAGATTGCATCATTAATGGGGATTGCACCAGACTGGATGTCTGATATTAACCTTCGTGCCGACGGATACGAGTGCTTTTTCTATCAGAAAGATTAGCAAAAAATTGCCACCTCAGAAATTGAGATGGCGATTTTCAATTATTGATTAAGTTCTTTATATACCTCCTTTGCGAGTGCATGTGCTTTCTTAATAGCATCATACCCTTGAGTTTTTTTCATACCAAGTTTATCAATGATTTCTTGTTTGCTAATTGTGACATCTTGGTAGATTAGCTTTAGGATTTTACCGTACTTTTCATTACGTTGATAAACAACATCAATCAATTCTTCTAGTGTTTCAATAAGCATCAGTTTCTCCTCATGAGAAGGGATTCCAGTTGGATCGTAGCCAAATTTCTCATCATTATCCATCTTATCGAACATCTCATCTAAAGATAAATCATCATGTTTTCCTTTAGAATGACGGCTCAAATATTCATTGATATCCATGTTAAAGACACGAAGAGCATTCGTAAAATTATCTCGTTCAACTGGCACGAATCCAACAAGAATTCGCTTGCCATAGATATTAAACGTTTTGAGATTGTCTCGATTAACTTCCTTGTTAACTAGCATCGCTTTATCTCTAATAACGAATGGAGCTAGTACCTGTGAATCAGTAGGTTCTACACTATTAAAAGACTTTTCACTTTGATAGCAATCTGGAGTGTATTTTGAATTAGTATTTTTGTCATTTGTTGTCATATCTTGATTCCTTTTCTTTGGCAAGCAAAGAAAAAGAGTATGACAACCCAATATTCAATTTTGTGTTCGACCTCATATGCTTTTCCTTTGCGGTTATTACATAATTGGTCAACTAACCATACACGTTGACTATTCCTACTAGCTGGTTCTTATGGTTAATGGTCATGATCAGTGACTGAACTACTAGTAGAAATTTATAAAGAGCTCTTACTCTCTATTAGTAACTTTAGTGTACCTTAAAACGAAAAAACCTGTGTACCAGCCTAGGTGCACAGGGATTACAGTAAAATCAGTAATTTTCAAAAATTGAGTACAAAAAAAGAGCATTTCTGCTCTGCCAATGCACCTAACCTAGGTGCAAATTTATTTTTTATGCTGGAATTTGTTTTACAAGTTTCTCAAACTTATCTATTTCGATACCATGGAAAACTGATATAAGTTGAGTAATGTATTGCATTTTTTTATCGGTCGGATTAATTGTTTTACCGGCAATCGCAAAGAATTTTTCGAGATAAGTTGTTGGAATTTTCAATCCAACAAAAAGTCTCAACAAAGTCATTTCTTCATATGAAGTTCCTTTAAATTGACGAAGTTTACTCAAAAAATTTCGATGAAGATTTGTTTGGGCAACAAATTCTTGATTGTCATATCCTCGATATTCAACAATTTTACTAACTACCTCTTCGAACGTAAGACGAACATCATACAGATAATCAACTATTCCTTCATTTTCTGAGATAATTTCCTGAATATAAACATTGAAGTTATCCAATGCAACTGCCTCTTCTCTTACATCAAGTATCTCAGCATTTTGATTGAAACCATTCAGAATTCGACCATAATCTGCTTCTGATAGCTTGAAGAGAGTGTACTCATACTGTGTAGATAACCCAGAATTAATGTTGAGGTATTCATAGTTAAATGATAAGCAACATTTACTTACGTCATCCAGCGCTTCTTCGGTTAGTACTAGGTGACCGAAAGAGTCAACTTCAACGTAGCGTGAATCGTTAATACAGACAAATTTGTCTGCATAAACATATTCACCAGTGAGTAGTAATTTACTAAGCTCACTATTAGCACTAGCCAAATTAATAAGTTCCGAAAATCCAATTACAAAAGTTTGGAACAGATAAGTTTCTCCGCTTGAAGTAGTAATATGGCTAGGAACATAGGAACCGTCAACATAATCATATGTACTACTATTACTTGAAAAACCTAATTCTTGTAATCGTATTTTTGCCGAGTGACGAGATGCTTGATACACTTTAGCAACCTTATCAACCGTATCAGTAAGTAAAGTCAGCTCTGTGACATTGTTAAAGCCTAGATAACTGTACTGCCCCATGGTGCTTATGACTAGCCTTTCAACCGAGTCTTTTGGCATCAGAATACGAGGGGCGATACCTTTGGCTTGACACTCCATAGCATATTTCGGTTTATCATTAATAAGATTTAGTGGGATTAGGTCGGTACTCCCATAAAAGTCTGCCAGCAAGCGTTTAAAAGCAAAGTGTTGCCAATGAAACTCCCAATGAACACACTCATGAAGAAGCGAATTATTCAACTCTCCAACTCGGTTATGGTCAAGTAGCTTGGCGTCAACTATTAAGTCCCCTTTCATCGGGATGTACTCGAAGATTTCTCCCGTTTCTGGATCAAATGCTTTGACAGGCTCACTGTCAAATTTGACCATAGCTCGTTGTTGCTCATTTACCTCCGATACATTCAGGAATACCACGTTCAATCCCATTCGCTGAGCCAGTACCATTACATCAATTGTGCCAACATTGTCAGTTGTCGATGAAAATTCAGGATAATACTTGGACAAAATGTGACTTGCAGCAAGATCGTACTCTCCACGATTCATATAGGGAATTAAATCAAGTCGCTGGGTAAAGTGGTTTTCAAGTCCTTTTGGCGCAGAGGTCCTAAAGTTCATTACTTGTAAGTCGTCTGAAACAAAATAACCATCTAACCAAAATGAAAAACGTGTTGTATAAGTCAAACCCTCACTCAAGACCTTATACTTAACTACCGTACTGCACTCAGATACAAAACTCTCACGATCAGTCCAGTATATTGTACAAAACCTTACTTGATAAATTGAAATTTCAATGTCCTTGATGAAAAATGGAACATCATGTAGTGCATCAAGATATTCACTAATCCAACTATTAATGAATCTAGTAACATGGGGATTATTATTCAAATAATATTTAAAGTCCAAAGGCTCACCAATTACACTTTCTATATCAGATTTTGGAATAATGTTAAAAGATATTTCTCGGTGATATTATACCAGATAAAATTGAAAAATCAATATTTCATTAACTAAAAAAACAATATCTTGTGCCAATGTCACTTAATGAGGCACAAGATATTGATTTCCTTTTTATGAATCACTATCAAGCCTGGTAATACTTGATAGTTTCGATTTTGCATTTACTTGAACCATTTTTCCTTTTAATTCAATCCTACTTTTAAATCATTTTTGTTACTCTGGATATCAACTTCTATCGATTTTTTCTTTTAATATCTGTAATGATAAACGTAGCAAAATGACTAATTCACTTAAAGAGTAATAAAGAAATTGATTCTCCATCATATAATCTTCAAACTGTGAAATCGAATCTAAAAAATTGGAAATTTCAGATAGTATCTCGTTATCATTATTTTTATTCAAATATACCAACTCCTTCCGTTGTTGGTATATTAGCTCTTAAGATAAATTATATCAAGTAATTATTCAGTCTCATTACAGATATTTAAGTAATACTCATTCAATTTCAACAAATCAGACTCATCGACGATATTTTTCTCATAAATCGATTTTACCAAATCTGAAATTTTTTTATGATTTGGATCGCTTTCATCATATAGTGGAAGTTTGATTTTTAAATCAATTGATATGCTCCGTGTACTAAATGTACTTAGCATATAGTTTTTGACTACCGGTGCATTTAGTACCCCACAAATATAATACGCTTCTTCCTGAGTAATGTATAACTCTGACTCATTAGCAACTTTCTCCCCGGCTCGTAGCTTCCGTTGAGAAAAATACGGTGCATGCTTTGCTGGAATAGCAGTAACTGTATCACCCCAAGAAGTTCTCATTGGACCGAGGACTGCAGCAGCCCAATCACTATTATCTCTGAAAACAACTTTATACGGAGCATAGGTGTAAACTCCAATCTTACTTAATGAATAAAAATCATCCCCTTTTGCGATAGCCTTCGATCTTTCACTTTGTGCTCCGATTACATCTTTTTGGTTGACTAGATACTCCGCTAATCTATTTGAAGAATTGTATAAATCCACAATTGGTACCGAAGTAGTTTCAAGTTCATTGTATGGATAAATTGCATATTCATTTTGCCAGTTTATGTTGAATTTACTAATCATTGGCCCCTTAATTAGTGGGCGCACATATTTCGTTTCAATTTTTAGAGGACCACTATGGTTAACTTTATGAACTGTTCCTTTAGTTGTATCATTTTGAAAAATCCAATTAGATTTATTCGATGAAGTATTGTCGTCTTCCTCAATTAACATATAGACTTCTTTTGGAGTAAACTCAACACCAGATCTAGCTTTATATGAGCAGTACCCTACAATTTTAGAAAAATGTTCAGCTTGACTACCATCTCTGACAAAAGTAAATCCTGATCTAGAGGAATCCACCTGAATTAATTTCCCCTCAACAAAATCAAAATTTGATTTTACGCTTTCAAATGAATGTTCTAAATTGATAACACTCATTTTTTTACTTCCTCTTTTCTTAGTTACAAATTCTAAAGGAAGCCCTTGCTTGTAATCAACATAATCTCTCTTGTAAATATACGATAAAAATGCATCTTTCATATCCATAAAAGGGTGCCCTGACTTTTCCCAATCAATACACTTCTGAAGATAGAATCTTTCACCATTGTCCTCATCAATGATAAAATTCCTAAAGCCTTCATAGGAGTCTTGAGTTAGAATCGTTTTCGGCATTAAAAATGCCAGAACCCCTGTTTTTTTCAAGAAGTTTGTTGCTGTAACATGAGCAATCAATGCGCAGATGTTTAAAGAAATTGCTCCCATGTAAGTTTGACCACTAAACAAATGTCTATCAATTGAAATAGATTTAATTCTTTCAGCGTATGCACTTGGTAGAAATTCCCATTTAACCCACGGTGGATTCCCTACTACAATATCTACTTCCTTAATTGTAGTAATTTTGATGAAATTACCAATTACCTTGATCCATAGACCATTCCAACTATTTTTATCTAGTGCAATCATCTGATCTATCATGTCCCTAAACCTAACTTCCAGCATTGGGTCAAGAGTACCAACATAGCTTTCTACGCTCTCTGATAAATACCTAAATAATAATTCCTCATTCCCTTCCTGAGCCATTTTGGCTAGGAAGCGTATTACTTTTGAGAACTTATCCTGATCCTCAACTAATTTTACTGGAAATACTGCATTGATTTCACTTTGAATACTAGACATATCATATCTGAAACACTCTACATTTCCAATACTCTCCTTAGTTGGTGTAACAGCTGAATCTCCTAAATACACAGGAATTTCAAACTCCACATCTTTAGTTAGAAGCGGAGAAACTGCTAATATATATCCTACTCTAGATGTCAATACACTTAAAGGATTTATATCAATTCCTTTTACTCTATGTAGAATTTGCTCTAATAACTCCTTCTTTTCTTGATTTGTATAGTTAACGATATCATTCTTAGCAATAATGCTTTGAATCATTGTTATCAGGAATACACCTGAGCCGCATGTAGGATCGACAGCAATATAACTTTCATCATTCTTAATTTGAGATACAGCTTCCTTAAGTAGACTATCCGCAAGCCATGCGGGGGTAAAATACTCTCCCAAAGAATGTCGCACCGCTTTTGGCATTATTTCAATATAAAGATCTTTAAAAATATCAGCTGAATTAATATTACTCTCCAATCCGAAAATAGAGTAGTCTTCGATTCTTGTAACAAGCTCCTTGATCAACTCAAATAACTCGTAATCCCATTCTCCATCCCATACATACCAGGAAAAAAAGTCACCTTCTAAAAGATTATGTATCCCTTGATCTGCAAAAGAATAACCATCCTCCATTTTTTGAAGAAATCTGTGTAACTGGTCTTCTTCAACTGAGGTTAAATCACTAAAGTACTTAATTTCTTCGAACGTAAATACTCTATGAACGATTTTACAAGCTATTAATTTAACAATTATCGCATACGTTGTTTGTAATGCAAATAATCCTCTATATTCAGCCTTTGGAGTATCAATTTTAATCTTAAATAGTGCACTTAATGCTTCTCTCCTTTTTGCAATATCTTGATTTTTCCCCATATCGGCTTCTGAAAGATGGAAGAGTTCTTGCCATTCCCTATGCAAAATATCAATCTGATCGTTTTCGTCAGAATTTGATAAGATTGAATATAACTTATTGGAAATTCGCTTTGTAAGACTATCTTCGTTTTCAAGAGAAAAATCCCTTACAATATTGTAAGAATTCAGTTGTTTTGAATCAGATGCAATAATCGCTTTAATTATTCTATCGAATGTCAAAACATCCAGTTCTTTAAAAGGAGTTGACCTGATTCCATCAATATTCTCAACAATTTCAGAAACTTTTTTTCCATCTGTAACGATCATTAGCGTTATATCAAAGTTATCACGTAATTGTTTGTAATAGTTTACAAGCTGATTTTGTGCTTTCTCCTGGCTAGTTCCAGATGTTAAAACAGCAGGCCTTTTATATTCAACTAATAAACCACCATCCATCATGTCAATCCGACCAGAAAATTCAAAGCCAAAATCTGTTTGAGTGAACTCTTTTTTTTGATTATCTGGTACTCCAAGTTTTGTTAACAAAAAGAGATAAATTTCTTTTTCAAACGCAGAAGCAATCATACTCTCATTATCAGTTTGATGTACTTGTGATTTAATGCGTGAGATAGATTCCTCCAAATCTAATAAGTATTCTTTTGAATCTAAATAAATAAGTTGTTGATTATTTAATTTCATACTGACACCTCTTTCATTAATATTGTATCACTTTTTGAGTGGACAGCAAGTAAAAAATATGTTTTTATAGTGGACAATCAAAAAAACGACATTTGTGTAGATTAATTATTGATATTTCCTCAAAATCTAGTATAATTTGTTAAGTAATAACTTAATAAAAGAGGGGCTATGTTTTCAGCGAAACGTTTAAAAAAAAGAAGAAAAGAAAAAAATTTTTCTCAATCTGATATAGCAAAAAAATTAAAAGTTAATCGCTCTGCCTATCATAACTGGGAAAACGAAAAAAATATACCGAATCAAAAAAACCTTACTGCTCTAGCTGCTCTTCTTGAAGTGCCAGTTACTTACTTCGAGTCAGAGTACAATATTGTCAACAACTTCCTACAGCTCAACGACTTCAACAAAGTTCTAGCTGAGGAATACATGGAGGACTTACTTCAAACTCAGCGTGAGGCTGAACGTAAGGTCGTTCAGCTTTTTCCTATCGAGGTTCTGGACGAAATTTCGCTATCTGCTGGTCCTGGACAAAGTTTCGCTGACGAATACGAAACTTGTACCGTTTACTCTGATGAGGAACAATACGGTTACGACATTGCTGCTTGGATTGAGGGAGATTCTATGGAGCCCGTTTATAAGAGCGGTGAAGTCGCACTTATTCGATCGAATGGTTTCGACTATGATGGTGCGGTCTATGCATTATCATGGAATGACTCTGTCTATATCAAAAAACTCTACCGTGATGAGGATGGATTTAGAATGGTATCCTTGAATAAGGACTATCCAGTGAAGTTCATCCCTTACGAGGATGAGCCAAGAATTGTCGGTCTAGTTGTGGGACACTTCATGCCTGTAGAGGGAGTATAGTCATGAAGCTAAAGGATATTTTAGAACTTGGGACATATGGTTTCAATCCGGACTGTAAAGTCGAAATTTTCAATATGGACAACTTCGAGGAACGACTAGAAAATGAAGGATTCGATGAAATTCTTATTCCTCAAAATGAGGATGCTAAAATCTATCCTTACGCTTTTTTGATAGAAGATTCTATTTTAATTGCTATGACCGAGGAGGATGACAATACCAATGAATGTTAAAGAAATGATTTACATCAAAGACGAACGTATTATCTTCACCCCTGACAAATTTGAATACGACATCACTGACTACATCGGAGAACTTATCGGAGAGCTAGAAAAACTTAAAAGGAGATAAACCTATGGGCTATATCGACTATTCTATTGAACCCCAAAGTGACATAGCCTTCCTCGATATGAAGTCCTTCTACGCTTCGGTAGAATGTGTGGATAGAGGTTTGCATCCACTCTACACATCACTGTGTGTCATGAGCCGTGCAGACAACTCGGCAGGATTGATTCTCGCTTCTTCTCCTATGTTTAAGAAAGTATTCGGAAAAGCAAATGTCGGTCGTTCCTACGACTTGCCATTTGATATCAACACTCGAAAATTCAGCTATCAAAATGCATGGAAACAGGGAATTGAGGTAACACCAAAGTATCAATCGTTTATTGAACACTGGGCAAAGCGTACACTCATCGTTCCTCCTCGAATGGACAGATATATTGAGAAGAATCTAGAGATTCAGCATATCTTTCAAGACTATGCTGCTCCAGATGATATTCTGCCATATTCGATAGATGAAGGCTTTATTGACCTGACAAGCTCACTTTCTTATTTTATTTCTGATAAGTCAATGTCAAAGAAAGTTAAGTTAGATAATGTTTCGGCTATGATTCAAAGAGATATTTACCGTAAAACAGGTATTATCTCAACTGTTGGAATGAGCAATTCCAATCCTCTTCTAGCTAAACTAGCTCTAGATAATGAAGCTAAGAAAACTGCTACAATGAGAGCTAACTGGTCATACGAAGATGTAGAAACCAAGGTATGGGCCATTCCAAAATTAACAGACTTTTGGGGGATTGGTAGTAAAACCGAGATTCATTTACAAAAACTTGGTATTCATTCAATCAAAGAACTAGCCAACTTCAATCCTGATATTCTCAAAAAAGAATTCGGTAAAGTCGGTGTTCAGCTATGGTTTCATGCTAATGGTGTTGATGAGAGCAACGTCCATGAACCCTATAAACCAAAATCACGAGGATTGGGGAACTCACAAGTACTTCCTAGAGATTACAGAACCCAAAGGGAAATTGAAATCGTATTAGCTGAAATGGCTGACCAGGTTGCTAATCGACTGCGTTCAGCCCATAAGAAAGCAACTGTTGTTTCAATCCATATTGGCTATTCTAGGACTGAGATGAAAAAATCTATAAATACACAGAAAAAAATTGACCCCGCAAATCTCCCAAAAATAATGGTGGGCCATGTACTTGAATTATTCCGAAAGAAATACACCTCTGGTGCAGTGAGACAAATTGGTGTATCTTATAGTGGTTTCGTAGATGAAAGCTATACTCTACTATCACTCTTTGATGATGTAGAACAAATTGAAAAAGAAAATAGACTTCAGACAGCTATTGATGTTGTCAGAGAACAGTTTGGCTTTTTAGCCATACAAAAAGGAACCCTCCTAACTGAAGGTTCCAGAAATATTGAACGCAGTAAACTTATCGGCGGTCATTCCGCTGGTGGATTGGAGGGATTAAAATGATTGACCGTTCATACTTACCATTTCAATCAGCAAGAGAGTACCAGGATACTAAAATGCAAAAATGGATGGGCTTTTTCCTATCTGAGCATACATCAGCACTCACTGACGATGCTAACAAAGTAACTTACATGTCTGATTTATCACTAGAAAAGAAATTATTACTCCTCAGTCAAGTGTACACTGGGCAATTGCACACACGCATTCATGTCGTTGAAAAAAACAAGCGAGTTTCCTACACTGGGACAATACCAAGTCTGACCAAAGATTTCATTTTGATAAAAACTACAACAGGTCACATCAATTTGAAATTGAACGACATAATTAGTATTGAACTTGTAGAGGAGGTGCTCTATGAATCAGCTTGAGTTTCAGCGTAATCACCTTCAAATGGACTATTACAGCGAGAGCTACCAAGATTTTGAACGTGACTTCTACCGCTACTCCAATATGAATATTCCATTGACCTTCCTGACTGATGATATCATCAAAACAATGGCGACTTCTCGTAAGAATTACTTTGTCCTAAATAAGGAAAAGGCAAGAGATAACCGTGATCACTTCTTCATATTTGAGGTAAGTACCGTAGATGAGAATCCGCTAATCTACCGCTATTCTTATAAGAAAACTACAACATATTTAACATATAAATTTCCTCAAGCTCAATGA